AAGCCGCCGGTGCGCCGCGCCAGCGCCGCGGCGTTGTGGGACTACTACGGCACCAAGGACAATAAGGCTAAAGAGGAAGCCCAGCGCCGTTTCGATCTGGTGCTGGCCGCTAAAAAACTGGAGCGCACCGGCCTGAGTGCCACCGAAGCCCGCAAACAGGTTTGCGCCCAGACCGGCACCGCCTACCGCACCCTGCTGCGCTATATCAATGCCTGCGCCGGGCATCACCAGGGCGACTGGCTCGCCGCGCTGATCCCCGGTTACGCCGGGTGCCAGGTGCAGGCCGAGATAACCCCCGCCGCCTGGGATTTTTTCAAGGCTGACTACCTGCGCCGTGATCGCCCCACCGCCAGCGCCAGTTATGAGCGCCTGGAGCGCGCCGCCGAAAAACACGGCTGGCAGCTGCCCAGCGTCAACACCCTGCTGCGCAAACTGCACAAAGAGCTGCCGCCCAGCCTGATTACCCTGCTGCGCGACGGCGAAGACGCCTATAAAGCCTCGCGCCCGGCGCAAGAGCGCGACCGCACGGTATTCCACGCCTTAGAGGCGGTCAACGGCGACGGCTATCAGTTCTCTAACTATTGCGAATTTGAAAACGGCGAGGTCTGTCAGCCGAAAACCTGGTACTGGCAAGACCTGTACAGCAGCAAGATTCTGGCCTGGCGCACCGATGTCAGCGAGAACAAGGACAGTATCCGCCTGGCCACGCACGATCTGATCAGCAAGTGGGGCATTCCGCTGCACTTCTGGCTCGACAACACCCGCGCCGCCGCCAACAAGGACATGACCGGCGGGGTGAAAAACCGCTATCGCTTCAAGATCAAAGACGACGAACCGATGGGGATGATCCCCTCCCTGGGGGCCGAAGTGCACTGGACCACGCCCGGCCACGGGCAGGCCAAACCGATCGAGCGCGCCTTCGGCATTGGCGGCCTGGGGGAATATATCGACAAGCACCCGGCCTTTTCCGGGCGCGGCACCAAGGCCAGGCCGATCCCTGTCGCCGAGTTTGAAGCGGTCATGACGCAGGAGATCGCCGCCTTCAACGCCCGCACCGGGCGACGCGGCAAAATCGCCGCCGGCAAAAGCTACGACGCGGTGTTTAACGCCTCGTACAGTGCCAGCACCATCCGCAAGGCCACGCCCCGTCAGCTGGCGCTGTGGCTGCTGGCCCCGGCGCCGGTCACCTGCAACCGCAGCGATGGCGCCATCAAAATCCTGGGCAACCGCTACTGGGCCGAAGAGCTGGCCGTCTACAAAGGGCGCAAGGTGGTGGCGCGGTTCGACCCGGCCAACCTGCACGCCGGAATCATCGTGGAAACCCTCGGCGGACTCGAAATCTGTCAGGCCGAGTGTATCGCCGCCGTCGGCTTCAACGACCGCGATGCCGCCCGCAGTACCGCCAAAGAAAACGGCCGCATCAAGAAACATTTGAAGAAAATCAAAGAGTCAGAACTGCGCATCAGCGCCAACGAAGCGGCCAAATACCTGCCAAGCGAAGTGCCCGAAGAGACCCCGCCGGAAACAAGAGTGGTGGCGCCGATCTTCGGGCGTAAGAAGGTGGTTAATGGCGATGACGGCAGTGACGACCCTTACCAGTTTACGGCCACGATCAACAAGATGACCCGGCAAATCCTGGAAGAACGGCGCAAAAACCGGCTGTAAAGGCGGGATAAAACGGTAAAAAAACACAAAAAAAAAGACCGGCGGCAACCGGTCTTTGGATTTGCCCCGGCAAGGGGCGATAACCCAACCACCACAGGAGGATAACAAATGACTGCACAAGAAGCAAAGGTTTTTGACATGCGCACCACGCTGGAGCCGGACGTGCGCGAGCAGATCGGTGAAATTCTGGCCGATGGCAGCGTCACCCAGGCGCAAATCTGCCGTGAATCGGGGGTATCGAGCGGCATCTTGTCGCCCTGGCTGCAAGAGAAGTATCGCGGCGACAGCCGCGCAGTGGAAAGCCGCCTGCGCACCTGGCTGGACGCCAGAGCCCGCAAGCAGCAGGTGGCCAGCGCCCTGCCGATCGCCCCGCCCTGGCTGGAAACCCCCAGCGCCCAGCGCATCGGCGCGGTACTGGCCTACGCGCAGATGGCCGGGGATATCGGCTGCATCTACGGCGGCGCGGGGATGGGCAAGACCGTCACCCTGCGCGCCTACGCCGAGCAGAACCCCAACGTCTGGGTGGTCGAAATGCACGCCGCCACAGCCGCCGTGGCCAGCGCCCTCGAAGAGATCGCCGAGGCGGTCGGCCTGCGCGGTCTGCCGAGCCGGGCGGTGCGCCTGCACCGCGAAATCGTCAAAAAGCTGCGCGGCAGCGAGGGGCTGCTGATCATCGACGAAGCCCAGCACCTGCGCACCAACGCCATTGAAGCAATCCGCGCCCTGCACGACGCCACCGGCGTCGGTCTGGTGCTGTGCGGCAATGAGCAGGTTTATGCCCGGCTCACCGGCGGCAGCCGCGAGGCCACCTTTGCCCAGCTGTTTTCGCGGCTCGGCAAACGCCTGCATCTGGCCAAAATCAACAAAGCCGACGTGATCACCCTGGCCGAACACTACCGGGTCACCGGCAAGGCCGAACAGGCCCTGCTGCTGGATATCGCCAGCAAGCCCGGCGCCCTGCGCGGCGTGGTCAAGGTGTTGCGGCTGGCGGGGATGTTCGCCGCCGGTAGCGGCAGCACCAAGGTCGGCTGCGAACATATCCGTGCCGCCTGGGTCGATCTGGGGGGTGCGTGATGACTGCTCTACTCTGTGTCGCGTCCTTTATATTTGGCGGGCTGTGCGGCGTCATCGTGATGTGCCTGTGCTTTATCGCCAAAGACGCTGAGCGGTGGATTGAATGAAGAACACCCTGTTGGCCACCGCCGCTCTCGTTGCCGTGCCGGCTTTCGCCCCGGCTACCGGGCAGCCTGCCGACGAAGCCACCTTCATGTTTGCGCTGTGCTGCGGGCTGGGCCTCGGCTGGCTGAGCATGGCGCTGTTTTTATCGCCACTTATCACCGGCGGCCCGCGCCGCCCCAGCAAGGAGAATTGACCATGGCTAAAGCCCGTCTTAAAACCGAAAGCCCCGATCTGCGCATTCCGCAAACTCGCCTGGATGCTGAAGAGTTTATTGCTGAAATCGGCCGCAAGCAGCGCACCCGCCAGCGTTTACAGGCCGACATGAACGACCAGATCGCAGCCATTAAGCAGCAATTTGAAGAACAAGCCCAACCGCTGGGGGCCGAAATCGCCCAGCTTAACAAGGGGTTGCACGTCTGGTGCGAAGCCAACCGCAGCGCCCTGACGCAAAACGGCAAGGTCAAGTTCGCCCTGCTCGCCAGCGGCAAAATCAACTGGCGCATGCGCCCGCCCAAGGTCGGGCTGCGCGGCAAGGAGGCGATTATCGAAGCCTGTAAAAAGCTCGGTTTGCAGCGCTTTTTAAGGGTCGCTGAAGACATCAACAAGGAGGCGATGCTGGCCGAGCCGGAAATCGCCGCGACCATCAGCGGTGTGAGTATTACCCAAGGAGAGGATTTTGTGGTGACACCGTTCGAGACCGAGCTGGAGGTGGTGGCGTGATGATGGAAATCGACCCCTGCCCGTTCTGTGGCCACGACAACCCGATATGGGAGGAGCGCCTGCTCAGGCAGGAACCCCCTCAGGTGTGGCTGTACTGCCCGGACTGCGGCGCCGCTGGCCCTGCCGCCGACAACCACCAGGACGCCGCCGACCTGTGGAACGAGCGCGCCTGATTGCGAAACCGCGCCCCTGCGGGGCCGGTCGCTTCGGGGTGGTTCCCGAGGCCTGATGAGCAGCCACAACATCAGCGGCAAGCATCCCTGGCGGGGGCCTCCTCCTTCTCCCGCCGGGACTTTTTACCGGAGACAACAATGAAAATACGCTACTGCACCAGCGCCTGTCCGTATCTGCGCAGCTTTCGCTACGGCTTCGACGGCAGCACTATTGCCGCGCCCTACAACGGCACCGATCAGCGCGCCTTCTGCGTGCATCGCCCCGGCGTGGTTATTCACATGCGCAGTCAGCCCGCCTGCTTTACCGAAAAGGATCGCCCATGAACGCCGCCCGTCTCGAAAACAGCGACCGTCTGCGCCGGGTGCTGGCCGTTTTGGCCGACGGGCGCGAGTACACCACCCTCGACATTATCGCCTATGCCCGCGTCTGCGCGGTCAACAGCTGCATCGCCGAGCTGCGTCACGGCGGGCTGGATATCCGCTGCCGCCGCCATGGCGACAAGTGGTACTACCGTTTGGAGGACACCGATGAAATGCACTGAAAAGACCGAGGTCTGGGCGCGGGTCTGTGGTTTCTTCCGCCCGGTGGCCCAGTGGAACCAGGGCAAAAAGGCTGAATACACCGCGCGTACCCCGTACAAATTGTTAACAAAGGATGTGAATCAAAATGGCGACTCCCAGACAGATTAAATTGATCCATACCGTCAAGGGCGCGCTGCGGCTGTCAGACGACGACTACCGCGCCGTGCTGGCGGGCTATGGGGCCAGCAGCAGCAAGGACTTAAACAGTTTCAAGGCCGCGCAACTGCTCGCCGATCTGGAACAGAAGGCCGCCGCCGCCGGGGTTTGGCAACCGGGCGGAGCGCCGCGCAAAAAAGGCAAGCGCCCCGGCAACCTCGATCACGGCAGCCGCAGCGCCCAGCTGAAAAAGATCGAGGCATTGCTTACCGTCGGCGGTAAAAGCTGGGCCTACGCCGACGGTATCGCCAAGCGCATCTGCAAGGTCGATAAGGTCGCCTGGGTGCCCGCCGCCGACCTGCGTAAAATCATCGCCGCCCTGCGCTACCAGGCGCAGCGCGCCGGGTGGGATCTGAGCGGGGAGGCGAAATGAAAATTGTCAGAGCTATTGCCGCGTGCGTGGCCTGGTATGCGCTGAAGGTGGCGTATCCGCTGTTTTTTCAAGAGCTTGGTAGCTCATGTAAAGCTCTTGCAGTGCTTGGGACGAAATATGAAGGCGAACAACAGCCTGTGGGCCGCTACTCGTCCCCGCTGGTGTTTCTGCCTGCAAGACGCCGGTTTTTTCGTCGTATCTCAGACTGAGCGGCGAATCAATAAAGAACTCAAGGACCGGAATTTTTGTTTCGTGCTCTTTCATTTTACCATCTCCTTTTCTGGTTTGTGTGCCCGGGTCGCACCGGCATTCTGCCAGAAAGGGAGGTGGTGAAGGAAAAATTTTAAGGAACTGATATGAACCTTTGGTACCGACTTACCCGCATCACCATCAGCTACGGCGGCCCTTTGCGGGTGTGGTGGAAATGCTGGGGCTTTGAGCTCTGCGACGCGCACTATGACGTGCTCGAATGGTCGCTGATGCTGGGTCCGGTGATGGTGTGCAAGTGGAGAAAACTGTGAAGCTCCGCTGCCCCTGCTGCCACGCCAGCAACAGCCTGGAAGCCTTCACCGCCGACAAAGCGGGCCGCGAACTGCTGGTGCTGCTGGCACAAAGCGGGCCGCTGTTTCGGCCACTGGTGGCGTATCTGGGGTGTTTTCGCCCGGCCTCGCGTGACCTGAGCCACCAGCGGGCGCTCAAGCTGGCCACTGAAGTGCTGGCGTTGGGGATTGACCCGGCCCGGCTGGTCCCGGCGCTCGAAGAGACCACCGCCGCCATGCGGCAAAAACGCGCCGATGGCGCAGGTAAGCCGCTGACCAACCACAACTATCTAAAGCGGGTGGCCGAGAACACCGCAGCCCCGGCACCCGCCGTGACAGAATATGTCACACAGGCAAGCCCGCCAGCGTCCACCGGCAAGCGTGCCCAGGGTCTGGCTGCGCTTCATCAGTGGGGGCAAGGCGACTGGCTGCGGGCCGAGTTGGCCGACGGCCTGGCCGCGCTCTTGACTCTCGGCCTCGATGGCGCTCCGGCAGCTGATATTGTCTGCCGCACCGCCGACATCTGGGCGCTGGTGGTGGGTAAAGCGGGATGCACGGTGGAGCAGACCGACCGGCCGCGCATCACTAAAGCCTTTACCTCATTGCTGCAACAGCCTCACAAGCGCTGGCCCGATCCTGCCGCCCTGGTGGCGCAACTGCCGCGCCGCCCCGAGCGGCAAAAACTCGAAGAGCCGCCGATCAGCGAGGCCGAACGGGCCAAAGGGCTGAAACAGCTCAAAGAGCTCCGCGAAAAACTCGCCAGGGGGATGAAGTCGTGAACATTGACGCCGAAGCGAAACTTAAGCAGCTGCTCAGCGTTGCCGGGTTGCCGGTGCGCCCCAGTTATCGGCGGCAAGAGGTCTGCCTGATTCTGGGGATCGACAAGCGCACTTTCTGGCGCATGACCGCCCACCACGAACCGACCGCCGACGGCCAGCGCCACCCCGCCACCCTCGACAGCTACATGACCATCGGCCATCGCCGGGTGCGCTACCACGAGCTGGTCGATTACCTGCGCCGCAACCGCAGCTGGCAGCGCCAGAACGCCGTCGATCCGCGCCAGTTGGGGTTTTTTTAAGCCTCTCACCGAAAAGGAGTAGCCAGTGACCGAAATCATCATGAAAGATTCATTGCGTGCGGAAGTCGAGGCGGCATCAGGCGGCAAGCAGACCGTGCTCTACACCGCCCAGGGCCAGCCGAGTTATTTCAACGTCATCCCCCAGATCCGCCTGGAAGATCTGCACCATTCGCTGGGTTCGGGCATTCACCCGGCGTTCGTGGTCGACGGTGTCGAGAAGAGCGAGCTTTTCATCGGCACCTATCAGGCAGTGATCCGGGATGGCGCAGCCCTCTCTCTGCCTGGCGAAGTTCCGGCGGGACGCATTGACTTCGATGCCGCTCGCGCCGTCTGCGGCGCAGCTGGTCCCGGATTTCATCTCATGACCAACTGGGAGTGGGCGGCCATTGCCCTCCAGTGCGCCGCCCTGGGGATCGACGTGCGCGGCAACACCAATGGCGGGCGGTCACACTCCCACCCTGGCGAGCTGGGCCAAGGAAATTCGGTGGCCCTGACCGGCTCCGGGCCTGATGCCTGGCGCCATGACGGGACGCCCTTTGGTATCGCCGACCTGGTCGGGAACGTCTGGGAGTGGGTGGATGGCCTCAAGCTCGTCTCCGGATGGATCATGATGCCTACAGACAACAACTTCCGCCTTGCTGAAGATCAGTGGCCGGATGCCGGTGCCGCCATTGATATTCGCGGAGGTAAGCCGATGATCACCCCTTCCTCTGTCGAGGACGGCTGGGGTGGTTGCGAGTTCGCCAAGCTCTCCGCCGAAGATGGCTTTATCGTTCCACCCGCGCTGAGACAAGCGGGCCTCTGCCCGGTCGAAGGCATGACACAGCGGGGGTGGTTCTGGGCCGATTCCAGCGACGGTTTCGAAGCTCTGCCGGGCCGTGGCGGCCGCTGGCACAATGGTGCGGATGCCGGGTCTTTCGCCCTGGTCTTGCACAATGAGCGTTCGATCGTGAGCACGAGCATCGGGTTCCGCCCCGCTTTCGTTCTGTGATCTGTTTTCTGTGATCTGGTGGGGCGGGCGATAGCCCGCTTTGCCTGGTCTGCAAAAAAACCACCTTATGACAAAGGGCCGCGAAATCGCGGCCCTTTTTTTATAACCTGCCGGTGTGTGACTTATTCTGTCACACAGTAAATCCGGGAGGTAAAGCGCCATGGATCATTTCGACACCGCTATCACCGCCACCCTGCAACACGAGGGGGGCTATGTGTGCGACCCCGCCGACCCCGGCGGAGAAACGCGCTACGGCATCAGCAAGCGCGCCTACCCCGATATTGACATCAAAAACCTGAACATCGAACAGGCGAGCGCCATTTATCGCCGCGACTACTGGGATAAGCCCGGCCTGTTTCGGCTGCGCGACAAGGACCTGGCCGCGCGGGTCTTCGACCTGGGCGTCAACTGCGGCCCGGCGGTGGCGGTGCGCCTGCTGCAAGCCGCCAGTAACCTGCTGCAACCGCACGACAAACTGACGGAAGACGGGGCGCTCGGGCCAGTGACCGCAGTGACCGTCAACGACTACAGCCACCCGCGCGCCCTGCTGGTGGCGCTGAAGTATCAGGCCGCGCAGCACTATATCAACCTCAATCGCCCGCGCTTTCTGGCCGGGTGGCTGAACCGACTGGAGGCATGATGAAAATTTTCTTTCTGGACAAGCTGCTCGGCTTCACCGCCCGCAAGCTCGATGGCTACAAAACCCTGATCGGCGGGCTGGGCCTGATCCTTTCCGGTCTGGTCGGGGTGTTGGGGCAGATGTTCCCGGAGCAGGGCTTGCCGCACATGGAGCTGGAAACCGCATGGACAACCATGGCCGCCGGGTTTGTCGCGCTGGGGCTGGGCGGCAAGGCCGAAAAGCTGAGGGCGAGCATTGAAAATAAAACTGCCCAATAAACTATTGATCCGCAAAACCCTTGTTTGTGACTGGGACGCCTGGCTGGCGCGCTGGCTCAAACGCTTATCAAGGAGGCCTAAATGAGCCGTTTCAAGCTGTTTTTTTCCGGGCTGTGGAGCTTTTTGCAGCCGTTCATCGCGATCTTTTTATCCAAGGCCGGGCCGCTGCTGGCCAGCGCCGCACTGGCGGCCGTCAAAGCCACCGCCGATTCGATGAGCGGCGCCAGCGGCGCCGACAAGCGCGACGCGGCGTTCAAGGCCATCGAAGCCGACCTGATGCGCCAGGGGGTCGCCATCGGCGCCGAGGTCACCAGCAGCATGATCAATGCCGCCATCGAGGCGGCGGTGCAAAAGGTCAAGCGGGACAATGGCTGACGAGATCGACCGCGCCCAATACCAGAATGAACTGCACCAGCAAATCATCCTGGACGCCTGGCACCGTCGCGACCAGCCGCACCAGGGGCGCAAGACCTGCCTGGGCTGCGACGAGGTGATCCCCGCGCGGCGCCGCGCGGCCAACCCGCTGGCGGTGCGCTGTATCGAGTGCCAAGTCACGTTTGAGAAGGAGCAACGATGACCCCGGAACAGATAGCCATGATCAAGGCGGTCTCCGACATTGTCGCCACGGTGGGCGCCATGCCGCTGACATCGCTGGTGGCGCTGGTATTTCTCGGCCCCTGGGGGCTGGCGGTACTGGTCGGCTATCAGCAGGCCAAACGCTTTGAAAGCGTGGCCGGCATGTACAAAGACAGTATCCGTCTGGTGAAAGATCATCAGCTACTGGTCGAGGGCTACAAAGGCATCGTCAACAGCCAGCAGGATCTGATTATCCACACCACCCAGACACTGACGGCGATCAAAAGCGTGGCCGAGAATAACCTGTATTGCCCCATGGTCCGCCGCGAAACCAGCGGCAAGAAGGAGCCCCACGGATGAGCAACTATCTGCAACTGCGCGAACAGCTTGACCGGCTGAAACATAAAAAACTGACCCTGACCCTGGCCGCCGACGCGGCGGTCAAGGCGGCCAAGGAAACGCTGGCGATTGCCAGTATTACCCCGTTGCACGAAATCGATCTGAAGACCGCCGCCAGCCATCTGCAAAACGCGATTATCGCTCAGGATGAACTGGCCGAAGTCATGGCCGACATGCGCAAAATCGAGCGCGAGCTGGGGCTGTAATGGCGACGGTGCGCAGACGCTCCAAGGTCAGCACCGAGCTGCCTTCCGCCCTGAAAAGCGCGGTGGACCGCATGCTGATCGAGGGCGCGACCTATGAAGAGATCAGCGCCTGGCTGACCGGGCAGGGGTACGAGATCGGCAAAAGCAGTATCGGCCGCTACGGCAAGGATTTTCTCGAGACCTGCCGCCGGGTGCGGATTGTCACCGATCAGGCCAAACAGATTGTCAGCGGCCCGGACGAAGGGCTGGTGCTCGAAGAGTCGGGGGCGAAGATTCTGCTGACGCGGATTCTGGAAATGATCACCTTCGGCGAGATCGAGCCGGACAAGATCGCCGCCCTGTCGAGCGCCGTGGCCCGGCTGCAAAGCGCCGGGGTGCAGCGCGAAAAACTGAAAGACGAGCTGGCTCGGCGCATGAAAGAAGCCCAGGACAAACTGCTGAAAGCCGTTGAGCCGGGCAAGTCCGGCCCCTTAAGCGCCGAACAGCTCAAGGCTAAAATCCGCGAGGTTTATGGTGTCTGACGCCCTGTTCTATCCCTACCAGCAACGCTGGATCGCCAACGCCAGCCGCTTTAAGGTCGGCATGTTTGCGCGCCAGACGGGGAAAACCTTCGGCACTACCTTTGAGGTGGCGCAGGATTGCCAGCTGGCCGACCTGCAAGGGGAGCGCTGCCGCTGGGTGATTCTCAGTCGGGGGGAACGGCAGGCCAAAGAGGCGATGGAAGAAGGGGTCAAGCGCCACGCCCAGGCGCTGGGCAGCATGGTGCGCAGCAGTGAGGTTGACTACCGCACTGCCGAGGCGACTTATCGCGCACTGGAGGTGGAATACCCGAACGGCAGCCGCATTACCGCGCTGCCCGCCAACCCGGACACGGCGCGAGGATTTTCCGCCAATGTGTTTCTGGATGAGTTCGCCTTTCACCAGGACAGCCGCAAAATCTGGACGGCGCTGTTTCCGGTGATTAGCGCCGGGTTCAAGCTGCGGGTGGTTTCGACCCCCAACGGCAAGGGCAACAAGTTTTATGATCTGATGACCGGCAGTGACCAGCTGTGGTACCGCCAGACCTGCGACATTTATCAAGCGGTGCAAGACGGCCTGCCGCGCGACATCGATGAGCTGAAAACCGGCATCGGCGACGATGACGCCTGGGCACAGGAGTACGAGCTGAAATGGCTGGACGAAGCGAGCAGCTGGCTGAGTTTTGAGCAGATCAGCGCGGTCGAACATGACCAGGCCGGTCGGCCGGAACAGTACGCCGGCGGCCCCTGCTCTATCGGGGTGGATATCGCCGCCCGAAATGACCTGTTTGTTATTTATGTGCTGGAGCAGGTCGGTGATGTGCTCTGGACGCGGGAGATTATCGACCGCCGCCGCATCACCTTTGCCGAGCAGGACGCCCTGCTCGACGAGGTGTTCCGCCGTTACCGGGTGATCCGCTGCTGCATGGACCAGACCGGCATGGGTGAAAAGCCGGTGGAAGACGCACGGCGCCGCCATGGCAGCAGCCGGGTTGAGGGTGTGCTGTTTACCGGCCCCAACAAAATCACCCTGGCGACCATCGGCAAGGAAGCGTTTGAGGACCACAAGATTCGCATTCCGCAGGGGGACGTGGCGCTGCGCGCCGATCTGCACAAGCTGCAGAAGGTGACCGGCCCGACCGGCACGCCGCGCTTTGTCGCCGACAGCGACGCCAGTGGCCATGCTGACCGCACCTGGGCCTGCTTTCTGGCGCTGTCCGCCGCCCACGGCGGGCAGGCCCCGATCGAATACCAGCTGGCGCCGGGACGCGGCCGCCGCTGGGGCGCAGCAGAAAACAACGACGACCTGCCAACCGGGGAGATAGGCGCATGGTGACACTGTACGATGCTAACGACCGGCCGATCAAACCGGCCGAATTGAAGGCCGAACCCCAGACCGCGCGCCTTGGCCACTTGCACCGCGAGTTTGCCGAGCACCCGAGCCGGGGGTTGACCCCGGCCAGGCTGGCGCGGATTTTTGAAGATGCCGAGCAAGGCGACCTGACCGCCCAGGCACAGCTGGCCGAAGACATGGAAGAAAAAGACGCGCACCTGTACGCCGAGCTGCAAAAGCGCAAGCGGGCGATTCTGACCGCCGACTGGCGGCTGGCCGCACCGGTTGACGCCAGCGCCAAAGAGCAGGACGAGACGGTCCGCCTCGAAGCGCTGCTGCGTGAGCTGCCGATGGATGATTTGATTCTCGATCTGGCCGCCGCGATTCTGCCCGGCTACGCCTGTGTTGAGCTGGAGTGGGCGCAAAGCGGCAAGCAGTGGCTCCCCTCCGGATTGCACTACCGCCCGGCCGACTGGTTCATGACCAACGCCTTTGATCGCGACCGGTTGCGCCTGCGCACCGGCGACGGGCAGGGGGAGCCGTTGCGCCCCTACGGCTGGATCGTGCATCACCACCAGGCTAAAAGCGGCTACCTGGCGCGCGGCGGGCTGTGCCGGGTGCTGGCCTGGCCGTTTCTGTTTCGCAACTTCGCCGCCCGCGACCTGGCCGAATTTTTAGAGATTTACGGCCTGCCGCTGCGCCTCGGGCACTATCCGCCCGGCAGCAGCAGTGAGGAGAAATCGACCCTGATGCAGGCGGTGGCCGGGATCGGCCACGCCGCCGCCGGGATTATCCCCGAAGGGATGCGCATCGAGTTCCAGGAAGCCGCCAAGGGGGGCAGCGATCCCTTCAACGCCATGATTGCCTGGGCTGAAAGCTCGGTCAGTAAGGCGATTTTGGGCGGCACCCTGACCAGTCAGGTGGACGGCAAAGGCAGTTACGCCGCCGCCCAGGTGCATGACGAGGTGCGCCGCGACATTCTCAAGGCCGACGCCCGCCAGTTCGCCCAGACCCTGACCCGGCAGCTGGTGGCGCCGCTGGCCCGGCTCAACACCGGGTTGACCAGCCTGCCGCGCTTCGAGTTCGACCTGGAAGAGGTCGAGGACTTAAGCCTCTACGCCGAGGCGCTGCCGAAGCTGGCGCAGGCGGGCCTGCGGATTCCGGCGGCCTGGGCGCGGCAGAAACTGGGGATTCCCGAACCAGATGAAGGGGAAGAACTACTGACGGCCAGCATGGCCGCGCCGGTGGCGCTCAAGGGGCTGACGCCTGGCCTCACACGCAGCCGCGAAGAGCGCGAAGGAAACCCGCAAGGCGACGAACAAACTTTGCAGCTGGCGCAGCTGGAACAGGTGGCACTACAGCCGCTCGCCGACATGATCGCGGTGATCCGCCGCAAAGTGGACGAAGCGCAAAGCCTGGAAGAGTTGCGCGACGGGCTGCTGGATGCCTGGCCGCAGATGGACAGCCGCCAGCTGGCCGAGGTGATGGCGCAGGCGCTGGCCGCCGCCGCCATGGCCGGCCGCTACGAGATACTGGAGGGGTTGTAAGTGGCGAAGCCCGCCGACTACGGCAGCCTGCCGTTTGCCGAACAGATTGAGTTCTTTCGGCAAAAACACCCGCAGCTGACGGCCGCCTGGACCGACGTCTATGCCGCCGAGCACAACCACGCCTTCATGGTGGCCGGTGCCGCCAAGGCCGACCTGCTCGCCGATCTGCGCGGCGCGGTGGACAAGGCGATTGCCGACGGCACTACCTTGCAGACCTTCCGTAAGGACTTTGACGCGCTGGTCGAAAAACGCGGCTGGAGCTACACCGGCGGGCGCAACTGGCGCACCCGGGTGATCTTTGAAACCAACCTGCGCCAGAGCTACAACGCCGGGCGCGAAGCACAGATGGCCGACCCGCAGTTGCAGCAAGAACGCCCCTACGGCCTGTATCGCCACGGCGGCAGCGAAGACCCGCGCCCCGAGCATCTCGCCTGGGACGGCCTGGTCTTGCCGCTTAACGACCCCTGGTGGGACACCCACACCCCGCAGAACGGCTGGGGCTGTAAATGCAAGAAGCGGATGATCAGCGCCGACGATGCCAAGCGCATGGGGCTGAAGGTGGCGGATGACGCGCCAGCTATCGACTGGGAAGAGAAGACGGTCGGGATTCGTGGCCCTTTCCCGCGCACAGTGCGGGTGCCGAAGGGGATTGATCCGGGTTTCGAGTACCGGCCAGGGGCAAATCGGGCGGCAGCCATGACACCGCCCATCGACGATCTTTTGCCACCAATAGCAGCGGCAGGCGGCAGTCTCGCGCCTCTGACCCCAAGACTCGCGCCAAAATCACGGCTGCTGGCGGAGGGCCTGAGCGATCAGGAATATGTCTCGGCCTTTCTCAGCGAGTTCATGCCCGCCGGTGACCGGCAAACCTACTTTACCGACGTGGCCGGAGAGACGCTGCTGATCAGCGACCAGCTGCTGCGCGAACGCGGCGGCGCTCTCAAGGCCAACAAGCGCGGCCGCGGCCCCTATCTGAAATTGCTGGCCGACACAATCAAGCAGCCGCAGGAGATACGGCTGGGATGGGCGGAGTTCGGGGGAAAGAAGGTGCCCAGACGGCGTTATATCGCCCGGTGGGAAGTCGAAGGGGAAGATATCCCGGCACTGGTGGTGTTTGAGACCGGTCCGCAGGGGTGGGTTGGGGTGACTGCGCACCAAGCCGACACCATCGCCGATCTTGATCGCCGCAGCCGCGAGGGGACAACCCTTGTCTGGCAAGAAAAGAAATAGGGCCGCACGTTCAGCCCGAGCGACCCCTGTTCGCGCCTCGTCCGCGGGTGACTGAAACCGTCGGGCACGTAACAACTTAAGGATACCCATGGCCGGAACAAAAATCAACGTCGATATCACCGGGCAGGACCAGCTCACCGCTGCCCTGGAGCATATGTCAAAGCGCGTGGCGAACCTGCGCCCGGCGTTGCAGGATATTGGCGAGTACTTGCTGCTGGCGCATGATGAGCGTTTTGCCGCGCAGGAAAGCCCCGAGGGCGACCCCTGGGAGCCGCTGAACGAGAAGTACAAGCAGCGCAAGAAGCGCAACAAAGAAAAAATCTTGACTCTGGACGACCTGCTCGGCGGCACGCTGCGCTATCAGGCCTCGGCGGCTTCGCTGGTGTTCGGCACCGACCGCGTGTATGGCGCGACGCATCAATTCGGGCGTGATGAAGCAAACATACCGGCGCGGCCGTTTTTGGGGTTGTCGCGCGCCGACGAAACCGAAGTGCTGCGGCTGCTCGAAAATCACCTGGCCGGGGCGCTGTAGACAAAACGCCATATTTGCCCTGTGAGGCGTTTTTATTCCAAACCCTTACCAAGGTATAGGCAAGAGGAAGATCGTCAAATTTCAACAAGGTTTTAAGACATTTCAACACTATTACACAATATGAGGCCCCCATGAAAAACCGGTTTGCCCTCTGTACCTTCGAAATCAGCACCTCGGGACGCGAATTGCAGCTGTTGCCCGACGGTGAATTCTCGGCCCGCGACGGTCGGCCCGGCACCGGCAAAAGCTGGCGGCTGGATGCCGCGCTGGCTGCTGCCCTGGTGCAGGAGGCCAGTCAGCGCAGAACCCCTTACGTGATCGACTACGAGCATCAGACCCTGAACAGCGAGCAGAACGGGCAACCGGCCCCGGCCGCAGGCTGGTTCAAAACCCTGGACTACCGGCCCGGTCTGGGGCTGTTCGCTACTGACGTGGAATGGACCGCCAAGGCGCAGGGGATGATCGCGGCCGGCGAATACAAATTTATCTCGCCGGTGTTCGCCTATGACGCGGCCGGCCGCGTGGTCAGCCTGCACATGGCGGCGCTGACCAACTACCCGGCCCTGGACGGCATGGCGCAACTGGCCGCCGCGAAGTTTTCCCCTCAAACAAAGGAGCAGAAGATGATC